TTGTCCGCGTCTTTAACTTGTCTTTATTATAACATGATTGAATTTTAATGTCAACAATCAAATTAAATAAATATTGTATCATTACTATTTATTAGCCTATGCAATCGTACTGGTGTATAATATAAAGTAGCTTAGAATTGATTTTAGGAGGGGTAAATATGGCAGAAAAGGTTGGTAGACCTAAGAAGTTTAAATGTGTAGAAGATATGAAGGTTTTAATTGATGGATATTTTGAATCGTGTTTTCGTGAAGAAAAACTATATAATAAAAATGGTGATGTAGTTGGATTTGAGACAGTACAGTTTAGACCATTTACAATTACTGGGTTGTGTATTGCATTGGATACTAATAGGGAAAACTTATTAAATTATAGTAAAGATGATGAATTTTTTGACACTATTTCACACGCAAAGATGAAATGCCACAATTATGCAGAGGAACATTTATATACTGCAAAGAACCCTGCAGGCGTAATATTCAATCTTAAGAATAATTATGGATGGAAAGATAAAACAGAACAAGAGGTAACGGTAACAGGAGGATTGGCTGATGAATTAAAAGCTGCTAGGGAACGAGGAAATAGCTAACGATTAAGTAGTTATACTAAGTCGATTTGGTGACGATGCTTACAAACCCAATAAAATCAACTATCTATAAAATTACAGTGAGACATTTTTGTCCCATATGGGTATCAAAACGAGACATTTTTGTCCCGCTGATTGGAGGTATAATTGATAAAAAATGAACGTGTTATTAATGGTGATGGAGAAATACTTAGCGAAAGTAATAAACATTTTTCGGATAGCATGAATGAAGATGGTTATAGATTTCCTAGTCACAAAGCAGGGGCAAGATTGTTTCGTGATGTAGTATTGCCAAAAACAATATCATATCAAGATAAAGGTAGGCTTTATGATCTATCTCAATTGATGATAGGTAATACTAATATGATAGGTTATAAGGATAAAGGTAAGATAATAGGGTATACAGAAGATGAAATAGGGATGATAGTTGAGTTATCAGGCAAACGTGGCAGGGAGTTTGTGCGCAGAATGGTATTAAATAAGATATTAAAACGATTGGATGCAGGCTACTATTTAAATCCTGCTTACTTTATGTCGACAGGACAAAGGTTATCATTGGAACTATTTATTAATTTTCAAGATGAATGTTTGCCATTATTGCCTAAATGGGTATTAAATGAATTTATGGCACAGGCACAAGAAAAGAAGGTGTAACACATGGCTGCGAACAAATCACAACAAGACCTAATACAGTACACAATATTCCATGCAACATATAGTAGCAACCCACTAGGATTTGTTAAAGCATGTTTCAAGTGGGGAGAAAATGAACTATCTGAATTTAATGGGCCAGATTTATGGCAAATAGAAATACTTACACACATAACAAATCGTCTACAAGCCAAGGAAATGACGGTAGGTGAGGCAGTATCATACGTTATAAGGATTGCTGTTGCAAGTGGTCATGGCATAGGTAAGAGTGCGTTAGTAGCATGGATTATATTATGGGCAATTGCAACATTTGAAGATACCAAGGGAGTTGTAACAGCTAACACGGAGAATCAGCTTAAACTTAAAACATGGGCAGAGGTTGCCAAGTGGCATAGGCTAATGATTGGGAGAGAGTGCTTTGATTATCAAGCAACATCATTATCTAGTGTAGATCCGGAACATGCAAAGACTTGGAGAATAGATATGGTACCGTGGTCAGAACGCAACACAGAAGCATTTGCGGGACTACACAACAAGGGAAAGCGTATACTAATAGTAATGGATGAAGCATCTGCGATACCAGATATCATATGGGAGGTAACAGAAGGAGCTTTAACAGATGCTAACACACAAATAATATGGTGTGCTTTTGGTAATCCTACTCGTAATACTGGACGTTTTAAATCGTGTTTTAATGGTAAACTGCGCAGTCGCTGGCATACTAAGCAGATTGACGGCAGGACAGTAGCTATGACTAATAAACAGCAGCTTGAAGAATGGATTACAGATTATGGTGAGGATAGTGACTTTGTTAAGGTGCGTGTGCGTGGACAGTTCCCATCTAGCAGTGATCGACAGTTTATATCCACTTCATTGGCTGATATGGGTAAAGGCAAACACTTATCAATTGGACAATTCGACTTTGCACCAATTATAATAGGAGTAGATCCTGCATGGGATGGTGGTGATGAAACAGTAATATGGTTACGACAGGGATTGATGAGTAAGAAACTTGCAGTATATCAAAAGAATGATAATGATTTTGAATTAGCTGGACACCTTGCAAGATTTGAAGATGAAGAGAAAGCAGATGCAGTATTTGTTGACCAAGGCTATGGCACTGGATTAATTAGCGCAGGCAAGACAATGGGGCGCAACTGGACATTAGTATCGTTTGCGGGAGAATCACCGGATAGAGGTTACCTTAACAAACGTGCTTATATGTGGTCTCAAATTAAGCAATGGCTCAAGGATGGCGGTAGTTATCCTGATGACCAGGTAATGTATGATGATTTGATTGGTCCAGAGTATGAGGTAAGGCTTGATGGTAAGATTAAACTAGAATCAAAACAGGATATGAAGAAGCGCGGTGTACCTTCACCAAATAGAGCAGATGCTTTATGCCTTACATTTGCGTATCCGGTGCAAAAGAAATCAACTATCAGGCAACAACAAAATAGCAATGGACAGTTTTTCGCCAACAACAATCAAAAATATAATGTATTGGGAAGGAGATAATAACATGTGTTTTGGATCAGCACCAGAAGTAAAACCAACACCACCAACCCCTACAACTGCAAATATAGGGGCAGGAGAAGCAACAGCAGCAGATAATAAGAAGCAACGTAAAGGCATGATGCAAGCAACGGGGTATTCACAAAACATACTTAGTGGGCAACCAGTAACGCCAGTAACAGATAAAAAATCTATATTAGGGTAGGTGATGATATGAAATGGCTTGACGGTAATAAGGATAGCCCAACTAATAAAACAGAGTTAAAGCGCATATGTGATGGTATATTTTCAGAACAGAAGAAATGGGTATCAAACTGGAAATCAATTAGGGATAATATTAATCCATATCTAGGTTGCTTTGATGGTGACCAACCAAACCAAGGAAACAGGCGTGATAACGATATGATAAATACTAATGCTATCATTGCCAGTAATACATTCGCAGCAGGTATGCACAATGGTATTACATCCCCTACCCGCCCTTGGGTTAAACTAACACTACGTGATACTGACACAGCGGAAATAGAAGGTGTTAGATGGTGGTGTGATGATGTTACTAAGTCTATGCTTGATGTATGTGGTCATAGCAACTTTTACCATGAAGCACATAAGTTTTATAAAGAATTAGGTGTATTTGGCACTGCAGTAATGATGATAGTCGATGATGAAGACACAGTTATTAGGTGTAAAACACTAACATGCGGTCAATATGCAATAGGTACAGACCATACAGGGCGGGTTAAACGATTTGCAAGACTGTTAAAAATGACTGTATCTGAAATGGTAGACATGTTTACACTGGATAATTGCCCACCTAATGTTAAATCAGCATACGAAAATAAGAGATATAATGATTACCATGACGTTTATCATCTTATAATTAAGAATAAGGACATGGTTAAAGGTAAGTTAGATAAATGGTCTAAGGAATATTCATCTTATTACTGGTGTGCAGGACTAGAAGATGGTGAGTTCTTAGATGTGGGTGGCTATGATGAATTTCCTGTTATGTGTGCTAGGTGGGACACTGTAGGTAGTGACATATATGGTTATGGTCCAGGAGGGTATTCGCTTGGTGATGCTAAAGCAGTGCAGGTAGTTGATGAAGATGTGCACATTGCCATTAAAAAAGGAATTGATCCTCCCATGGTAGCACCTGCTGATGTTATGATGGCGGGTGGAGTAAACACTATGCCTAATGGTATAACATATTATCAACGTGAAATGGGAGATAGTGCAGTTAGACCTGCAAGTCAAGTACAGTTAAACATCGATGATGCTATGTCATTAGTTCAACGCAAAGAACAAACAGTTGATAAACATTTCTTTGTTGATTTGTTTAGAATGTTAGAGGGTATTGACAATGGAAATATCACAGCAAGGGAGATTATCGAGAGAGTTCAGGAGAAAATGTCTTTGATAGGCCCTGCATTAGACAACCTTCAATCAGAGTTCCTATCCAATGTAGTTGATCGCATATTCGGAATAATGCAACGTGCTGGAATATTACCGGTGCCAGACGAGTCTGTAATGGAAGTAATATCAGAACAAACTATTAAGGTTGAATATGTGAGTGTAATGGCACAGGCTCAAAAGATGAGTGGTATCAACGCTTTAGAACAGTTATCTAGTTTTGTTGGTAATTTAGCACAATTATTCCCACAGGCAGCAGATAAGTTTGATGCCGATGAAGCAATTGACAACATGGCTAATATGCTTGGAACAGATGCAGGAGTGGTAGTATCTAACGACAAGGTGGCACAAAAACGTCAAGCAGCACAACAAGCACAACAAGCACAACAGGCAATGGCAATGGCACAACAAGGAGCAGGAGTAGCAAAAGATTTATCACAAGCGCAAACAGGGCAAGGAAGCGCACTTGATGCACTTATGCCGGGATTGGGGGCAATGCAACAATGACAGATGAACAACTAAAACAATTAGTATCCAACGAGTTAAACACACAAAACCTAAAAGATTTAAAAGAAATACTTAAAACTGAGCATGGCAGAAGGTTTTTCTACAAGCTATGTGTTGATTGTGGCAAGGATTTAACATCATTTACAAGGGATTCACGCACATATTTTAACGAAGGTACAAGAAATGTGGCACTAATGCTAGAAGCAAACGCCAAAAGATTAGGACTAGAAGGACTTGACCTCATGCACAAGGCAGAAAGAGAGTACATAATTTACCAAGATAATGTTACAATTGAAATAAAATGTAAAAATAAGGGGTAATTAAATGAGAATATTACATGGATTGCCTAAAATGACTGTAACATTAGCAAGTAATGAACTAACTAAAATAGACTTTTTAAACGTTAACGGCGTAAACGTAATAAATTATGGTAAAGGGAATGTATATATCTGCGAAGGCTGTGAAGAACCAAACATAAAACAGGATATAAATGGTGTTACTAATGCAGTATTATTAATACCAGGTGCAAGCAATAACTTATTAGTTGGCGGGGTAACTGGATCGGTAGTTACGCAAACTATTTGGTTATATGCATTAAGCCAAAGCATGATTTCATTGCAAGTTGTATGCTACGAGAAATCAAGAATAATGTATGGTGGTACTGGAATAGTAGATGAACCATTGCCGCCTAAACCAATAGTATATAAGTTACTTGATGGTGAGATTCCAATGGGAAACAACGGTGAAATAGTAGGCAGTGGAATGATTATTGACGGAGTTGATGTTGATTTTAATCATCTTGGAATTGTTGGATTTGCCGAACACAGCATAAGATTTGGAAATACAGTTACATTTAGTAGTGACGGAACTGGAATGGTAGTTAAACATATCGCTAATAAGCAAAGTGGAGCACTTGCAATGTCTTTCTATGATGACAAAGGAAGTGATAATAAACTATATTTCCCTCACTACAAAAAAAGACAACTGATGGACTTGCAAGTTGATTCGTTTGATATGTCGATAAAAACACCATATTCTTTCACAGCTGAATCAGATGTTACAGTATACGGTTATAACATTAGACTTGATTCTCCTGCTGGTGACGATAGGGATAATGCTAGATACTCAATTAAACTAGGAAATTGTAATGAGTATGAAAAAAATGAACAAGTAACATTGGCAGAAAGTTGTTATGAATCTGATTGGTTTAAAAACAAAGGTGAGCCGATTGAACATGGACATGATGTTATTACCAAAGTAGAGTTGAATAATGGATTCTTGCTAGAAAAAGGAAAATGCTATACTTTATATGCTGAAAACTATGACATGTTTAGCAAAGAGAGAACTAATATTAATGTGCTTGGAGACTCAAATACTGGTGTTCCGTGGTCACAAAGAGACTGCCAACCGTGTGAGATAAAGCCAATTATTGAAGGTTGTCATTATGTTACAGGTCAAGACATGGACGCTATTGGTCGTAAGTGGATGGAAAATATGGATTATGATCCACCTAGAACTACAGTATTTAACACTGATATTATGTGTTACTGCAACTTGATTGCCAATAGAAAAGTAAAACCTTTCTTTACTTGGTATGCCGTTATGCCACCCACTGTATTATCGTACGATGAAGTTGGCGGAGATGATTTTAGATTTTTAATGTCACTTGCAGAGGACAGTGCTGATGTTAAGTGGGCTGGTTATAACTATGCGTATCGTGACGATTTATATTGTTGGATTCCTAAAAACTTTAGAACCATAGATACTGAAAGTATTGAATTAGGTAATTTAAGAATAACTCCACCTAATACCCAGTCAAATACTTTGTTTTTGAATAGTAATGGTGGTTGGTCGGAACCTCCTTATCCTACACCTCCTAAAGATACCTCTACTGTTGAAACTGTAATGGTTAACACTTCCTTGTTATATCAATCTAACGGTAACTACTATGTAGCCTCTGTAAATAACGAAAGGCAAACGTGGGAGTACTGTGTGGGTTTTACAGTTATGTGTCATGATACCTCAGGAAAGCCTCCTAATGATAATAA